CACCAACCGAAAAGAAAAAGAAATAGGAGGATAAAGTGGCAATTCAACTCACATCAACTGGTATTAATACCATGTTGTCAGCATTCTTAGGGTCTGAAGACCAGACTCTTAAGTTGTATTCTAATGATGTAGACCCAGAGGCATCTACTACAGCGTCTCAGTTTACTGAGGTTACTGGTGGAGGTTATGATGTGAAGACTCTTGGGTCTGGCGACTGGTCTGTTGCTGCTGGAGTTGCCACAACTACACCACAAACATGGGAGTTTACTGGTGCTGCTGGAACAGTGTATGGTTACTATCTAGTAGGAGCAACCAGTGGCAAACTTCTTGCTGCTGAGAAGTTTGAAAATGGTCCTTACACAGTAGCAGTAAGTGGTGATAAGATTACGGTTAGCATCACCATTAGTCTCGCTTGATTTTATTAAATAAATTTGATACAATATAAAAAATTGGAGGTTATATGTCTGACGAAATTATTGATGTAAATGCAGAGGAAGTCCCTGAAGAAGAGCAGAAGTATATGCTTGCCATGGAAAAGGATATCCCTAAAGAAAAACTAGCACCTTCGGGCGAAAATATTCCTGACCCAGATTTTGTTGAAGTTAGTCAGCAAAGTATGGAAATTAATTCTCGTCGTCAAGAGACTGCAGATACTATCCCTTCGTATCCTAGTGAATGGCAGTCTGGGTATACAGAAAATACAAAAGGATTTGATGATACTGTTGACCCATTGAAACTTAACATTTCTTTCAAAGAGAAAGAGATGAAAAAGATTATTAAAAAATATAAGCGTTACATGAAGAATACTATTACTGAAGTAAAACGACTAGAATCCTGATGAATGTACAACTCGTTACCGTCACACCTGACGCTGAAAAATTGATGGGATATGTTGCTCGTGTGAGCAACCCAAACAATCAGGACAATCCTAAGGTTGCTGGACTACTTAAGTATTGTGTCAATCATCAGCACTGGTCTGTGTTTGAGCAGTCGTTTATGACTCTAGAAATTTCTACTACTAGGGCAATTGCAGCTCAGATACTGAGGCATAGGTCTTTCACATTCCAAGAGTTTTCTCAACGCTATGCAGATTCATCTTTGCTTAGTGATAAAATTCCTCTTCCTGAATTGAGGCGTCAAGATACAAAGAATAGACAGAATTCTATTGATGATCTTGATGCGTTTGAAGTGCAAAATCTTGAGTTGCAGATGCAGACTCTGTTTGATTCTTCTATGGCATTATATAAACAAATGTTGGAGCGTGGTGTGGCAAAGGAGTGTGCAAGAAATGTGCTTCCCCTCTGTGTGCCCACAAAAATCTACATGAGTGGCTCATGTAGATCATGGATTCATTATATCTCTTTGCGCTCTGCCAATGGCACACAGAAAGAGCACATGGATGTAGCAAACGCTTGTAAAGATATCTTTATTGAGCAATTCCCTACCGTAGCAGAAGCATTGGAGTGGACAGATGCAGAATAATCAAAGACAAATAGAAGATACTCATGAAATGTATAATGAGATTATCTCAGATGCAAAAACAGAATATAAATCTCAAACGTCTTCTCAAAAATTTCCTTATGAGTTTCTTTCCTCTGTGGATAGAGGTTGGATTCCATGTGACATTGTAGAATCTGACACGGAAAAAGAATTAGTTAAAATTATCTTTTATCATCCTGATTTCACAGGATGGATGGATGTCTGTGGTTCTGCTGGTATATATGACGAGGTGGTTGAGATGTGGAGAGTGCGGTTGAGAGAATCGTAAACAATTCCCAGATGTCCTGTTGCAATTTCATGTGTGGTGTGATAAACTGACTATGACACCACAGGATGATATCTCTCAGTGAATATTTTCTATCTAGATAAAAATCCACAACAATGCGCCGTCGAGCATTGCGATAAGCACGTAGTAAAGATGATTATTGAGTACGCTCAACTTCTTTCTACTGCACATCGTGTGCTCGACGGCGATTTGTATAAGGAAAAGTCACCAAAAGGTATAACAGTAAAGCGTTATCGTCTTCCAGATAACAGAGAAGAGAATCTATACAAAGCATGTCACTTTAATCATCCATCTGCTATTTGGACCAGACAAAGCAGAGTCCAGTATCAATGGTTGTATCTTCTCTTTGAGCAATGTTGCGACCAATATACAAAAAGATATGGTAGAATACATAAGACACAATCGCTTGCACCTCACCTTCAGTATTCTCCACTCAACATAGATTCTTCTGTGCCGTGGTCAGACCCACCTCCTGCAATGCCCGATAAATACAAGGTGCCCAGCGATTGTGTCCAGTCATATCGTAATTATTATTGCGGAGATAAGGTTGCTTTTGCTCGCTGGACCTCCCCATCTGAAATGCCCACTTGGTTTATTAACAATGCCGACTTACAAATTCAAAGACAATAACTCTGGTGAAGAGTTTGAGAAGTGGATGTATATGGCAGACCGTGAGAAATATCTTGCGGACAACCCAAACGTCACACAAATGCCAACGTTGCTCCACGCTGTTTCCGAAGTAGGAAACTGGCAAAATAAAACTGATAGTGATTGGAAAACAATTATCAATCGGGCATCAAATGTCCCTGGATCTAATGTAGATAGACTCTAATTATGCCTGTAAAATCTAGAAAGAAGAATGGTGGCTCAGCAAACGGCATGAGTGCCAAGCAGATGAAGAGGAAGAAACCTCTCAACGCCGATATCCTTACAGACATCGAGCCACTCACTGACAACCAACGTATATTCTTTGAGGAATATGCCAAAAACAAAAACATGTTTGGGTATGGTTGTGCAGGTACTGGTAAAACATTTATTGCTTTATATCTTGCTCTTAAAGATGTCCTCAGTGAGCATACACCTTACGAGAAAGTATATATTGTCAGGTCATTAGTATCTACACGCGAGATTGGTTTCTTACCTGGAGACCATGAAGATAAGTCATCGCTTTACCAAATTCCTTATAAGAATATGGTAAAATATATGTTTGAGATGTCTTCAGACCAGGAGTTTGACCAACTCTATTACAATCTAAAGTCACAGGAAACTATTTCTTTCTGGTCTACATCATTCATTCGTGGCACTACATTTGATAATGCTATCATTCTGATTGATGAGATGCAGAATCTAAACTTCCATGAGTTAGATAGTATCATTACTCGCGTCGGTCAAGACTCTAAGATTATTTTTTGTGGTGATGTTAGACAGTCTGACCTTGTGAAAACACATGAGCGCAATGGTATTATTGATTTCATGCGTATCATTGAAACGATGGAAGAGTTTGCGACAGTAGAGTTTCAACTTGAGGACATTGTACGTAGTGGTCTCGTCCGTAGTTATCTAATTAGTAAAACAAATCTAGGTCTTTGATATGCTTTTTCATCATGTGCCACTGACTACAACTGAGATGGATGCCGAAATGATTGACGGGAAGAGATATTATCTCACCCCGTCTGGTGGAAAGTATCCCTCTATCACTACTGTTATCGGTAGCAATCCCGAAAAGAAAGCAGGCATTGCGAAGTGGAGGCGCAATGTTGGTGAAGAAAAAGCAAATCGTATCTCTACTCGTGCCGCATCTCGCGGGACAGACTTCCACCTCATGTGTGAAGACTGGCTAAATAATGAGTATGACGAAGAAAAATTCAAGGGGAAACACTTGCCCTTGGTGATGTTTAAAAATACTAAAACAACATTAAGTCGTATTAATAATATCTACGCGCAAGAAGTAGCATTATATTCCGACCACTTAGAGATAGCAGGGCGGGTAGATTGTATTGCTGAGTTTGACGGTGAGTTATCTATCATCGACTTCAAAACATCAGCGAAAGAAAAGAAGCTCAAGTGGATTGAAGATTACTTGATACAAGAGACAGCGTACGCATGTATGTTGTATGAAAGATACAAACTCAAAGTAAAAAAAATAGTAACTATTATCGCTTGCGAAAGCGGAGACACTCAGGTGTTTATAGAAACGCCAAAGAAGGAATACCTTCAAAAACTCATCGGGTATAGAGACCACTATAAAAAAACCTATGAATAAAGGAGACATACTAGAGGATAGATTTATGACTGCTGCGAAATTCTCTCAAGATGTAGAGAAGATTGCATCCTATAATGGAATGAATTATATTGATGCTATCCTACATTATTGTGATTTAAATAGTATTGAGGTTGAAACGGTATCAAAACTTATCACTAAACCTCTTAAAGAAAAATTGAAGCATGATGCTCAAGAGCTCAACTTCATCAAGAAAACGTCCAGAGCAAAACTAATGCTGGTATGACAGATTTTTTCGACTCAGATATCGTGCGTGAAGAGGCACGAGAAATGGAGGAGTTGCAAGCAAAAGCAATGCAACTCACTATGGAAAAGCCACTAGATGGCACGAAAGAGCAGGCCCTTGATTATATTGGGACTATTCGTTCTCTGATTGAAAAACAACAAATCTTTTATACTAGAATGAAACTGTCCGATGACCCTAGGGCAAAGGACATGACAAGAAACATCGAAGACGGTGCTCGACTCCTCTATGGGTGGTGGGGCACTGAAGATGTCCGCAACCTTATGGGTGCGATGCTGTCCAAGCTCGATGAGTTTGAGGCAGAGTTAGAGGCAAAGGGTTGACGCTGCCCTCTTGCCCTGTTATAATGAATGAGTGATACAGGCGTCACACAAACCAAATCCAACCTAATCTAAGAATCCTATGTCTTTTGCTGATCTTAAGCGCAAGTCTCAAAACTCCTTTGCAACTTTAACAAAAGAGCTTGAGAAAACAAACTCCAATTCCAGTGGCGATGAGCGTCTTTGGAAACCCAGTGTTGACACCGCTGGTAACGGGTTTGCAATCATTCGTTTCCTCCCCGCGCCTGATGGAGAGGATGTGCCTTGGGCAAAACTGTATAGTCACGCCTTCCAAGGTCCTGGCGGATGGTATATTGAAAACTCCTTGACTACCAATGGTGGTAAGGACCCAGTAGGCGAGGTTAATCGCCGTCTTTGGAATAGCGGTAGCGATGCCGATAAAGAAACTGCTCGTAAGCAGAAGCGCAAACTGTCATACTATGCCAACATCTATGTTGTCAAGGACAGTGCTAATCCTGAAAACGAAGGTCAAGTCAAACTGTATAAGTTTGGCAAGAAAATCTTTGATAAGATTATGGCAGCAATGCAACCTGAGTTTGAGGATGAGAGTGCTATCAACCCCTTTGATATGTGGGAAGGTGCTAACTTCAAACTGAAGATTACCAACGTCGCAGGGTATTGGAATTACGATAAGTCTGAGTTTGCAGCACCAACTGCACTCGCAGCAGATGATTCCCAACTAGAAGCAATCTGGAAGTCGGAGCACTCGCTCGCTGCTTTCACTACTGCAGAAAACTTCAAGTCTTATGATGACCTTGAAGCACGTCTAAATCTGGTGCT